AGAACAAATCTCAAAGAGAATTGGGCTAAGGAACTAGAGAAGTGGGGAGATAGAGGCTTAAATGTCACTATTGAGAATATACAAACTGCCTACAAGTGGGAAAGAGAAGAGATTGACAAGTTCGATGTAATTATATTTGATGAAATTCACACAATGGTAACTCCTAAATACGGAAGACTTGTTCAGCTTGCTGCAGAACTTGAGAAACGCAGGATAGGATTAACAGCTACTCCTGATTACAGAAGTGTAGACAAACTTGGTTTCTATAGAAGTTATTGTCCCGTTATCTACGAATACAATGGTAGTGAAGAAGACGGGATTACTAATAAGAAGCAGATTTATGCTGTTAGGTATAATCTAACTAACGACATAAAGCATAAAGTAGAAACTAAGAAGAAAACCTGGTATCAGGGAGAGTTGGATTACTACAATTATCTAGAAACAGTAATTGAAGAGTCCAAAGCTGAGATTATCCAAAAATATCCTTTTGAAGATGTATTAGGAGTAAAAGCAATTTATGCTCTCAGAAACCCCAACAAGCCTAAAGAGATGAAGAAAATCTTAGGTAAATATTGGTGGGCTATTTCACAGAGAAAGAAGCTTCTCTGGAATCTTGAAAGTAGTGCCAACATAGCTCTAGCTATCAAAGAAAGAGTATTAAAGTCTAGAAAACATAGAGCTTGGAAGAAGAACAAAGTTCTTATCTTTTCTGAGCTGACTTCTAAGAGCCAGCAGCTGTCTAAGTACTACATTAATAGTAAGCAAGACGTTGAACACAATCAAACTATGATTGAGTGGTTCAATTCAGGTAGAATAAAGGAACTTGCTTCGTGCCAATCCCTAACATTAGGAATGAATCTCTCTTTAGCTAATTATGCCATATTTGAAACTTTCAATTCTAGTGAGACAAATAATCTTCAGAAACAAGGAAGACTTAACAGACTGCCTTTAACTGAAGAAGCAACACTGATTTATATTGTCCCCAGAAATACACAAGCTGAAGTATGGTTCGAGAAAGCTACTGAGAATCAAGAGGTACGAGAAATAAACATTAACCATATATGAAAAATCTGTCAGGAAGTGCAGAAGGTTGGGTAGAAGATACTCGACAAGTAGAAGTAGAACAGGATGTAGAAGCTATCGAATCGTTGGAGTTAGAAGAAGAGGTTCAAGCACTTGAGAGTGTTTATGAAAAACTTCTTCTGAAGTACAACCGTCATAAGTCTAAAACTCTCAACGATTCTTTAGTTTCTATGGAAGGTGCATTACGAATCTTAAAAAACTGAATATGGAATTAACATTAGATCTTAAAAAATTAGAAAAATCAGGGCTATGTCTGAAAAAATTCGTATATTTGCAGGCTCTGGTTGACGAGGTGGAAATTGATTTAGATTTGATTGACCCGGAATGGAAAGAGTTAGAAGAAGAGTTAGAATCAGAGATGTATATCAAGATTGTGGGACAGGACGTATTCCCTCGTCAAAAGACCTTGGATCTATTTAGTATTAAGCAAAATGATGTAACTTTCGATGAGTTTTGGGATAAATATCACAATGTGACAGGTAAGCCTAAAACAGATAAAAATCCTGCTGAGAAGTATTGGAGAAAACTCACTAAAACTCATAAGAAATTGGCTCTGGATATGATTGAACCTTATTTCAGTAGCTTAGATAATCCTAAGTTTTGTAAAAAGGCTAGAACCTATCTCGCTGATAAGAACTTTCTTGATGAGTATGTAGAAGAATCATCAGATAGTGATCCATTTATTAACAAAGCATAGACTAGATGAGTATATACCAAAAGACTCTTCAGGAAACTCTGGAAAATAAAAGACTTAGACAAGATGGTAAGCATATTGCAATACCATTTCCATTTCCTAGGTTTAGTGAGTTTTTTCCAGGGATAATGAAGAGGCGTTACTTCATTGTTACTGCCAACAGTAAAGTGGGCAAGTCAAAAATCAGTGATTTTCTGTTTGTTATACATCCATTCTTATTTTCTACAGAGAAAGAAACTAATATCAAACCCAGGATTACCTATTTTACTCTGGAGCAATCTAAAGAAGATAAAATCAAAGAGATTAGGAGCTTTTTGTTATTTTACAAATATGGAATAACACTAGCTCCTGATTATATTGATAGTATCTACAAAGGGTATATTCTGAATGATAAGGTTGAAAAAATTATTTCTTCTGAAGAATTCATAAAGTGGTTTGAAGAGTATGAGAAAGTCGTAACTTATATTGATTATACAAAAAATCCTTTTGGAATCTACAAATACATCAGAGGATATGCTCACGATGTAGGCTACTATGTAGATAAAGAAGGTAGGAGAATGGATATGAGTCTTCCTAGGAAGATAGATTCTAAAGGATACAAAGTCACCGAAGATGATAGGATTGCGTTAGAAAACTTTAACAGACAAGTAGACTATTATCAACAAAATGACGAAGATGAGTATCATATAATAGTAGTGGACCATGCAAGATTGTTAACCCAAGAGAAAGATTTAGGTGAGAGAGAAAATCTGGAAAACTTTAGTTCTAATTATCTAATGTCAGTTCGTGATAGATGGAAATTTATTCCAGTATTAGTAGCTCAGCAGGCTGCTAGTCAGGAGTCTGTAGAAAATACTAAAGCAGATAAGATTCGTCCGTCAGCAGATGGCATAGGTATTGCTAAGAATATACAGCAAGATTGTGACACCTTAGTAGGACTATTCTCTCCTGCCAGACATCGTAGACTATCTTGGGAAGGGTATGATATCTCCCAACTTAGAGATAAGCATAGAGAGTTGTCTATTATCCTAAACAGAAGAGGAAATGCAGCTATTACTCAGTTGTATTTTAATGGAGCTTCTAACTATTTTAAAGAACTTCCTCCTGCTACTCAAATGACACAAGCTATTTATGATGTAATCAATAACGATTCAATACAAAGAGACTTATGATTAAATGGATATTAGGATTATTTATGTTAATATGGGTGTGGGAGTACACTTATACTAATTCACAACCCTATGTACCTGAACTTAAACAAATAACTGAAGTTAATGATTTCTCATACTACGACTATTATGTAAATCGAATAGCTCAGTTTAAAGAGTCTGAATTTACAGCAGAAAATCTCAGAGAGTATCTTGGGTTTAGGAAAGTTAGAAATAAAGAGATAGTCTATGCTCAAGCTGTATTAGAAACGGGTGGATTTATTAGTATTATATTCCAAGAAAATAACAATTTATTTGGAATGAAATACCCACTTATTAGACCTACTACAGCTCAATACGTTAATAGAGGACACGCAGCTTATGATCACTGGACTGACAGTGTAGATGATTATATTCTGTGGTATCAATTTATGACGAGAAACAAGCAATACGATAACTATCTAACTTTTCTATACTCTCTGGGATATGCAGAAGATCCTTATTATATTAATAAATTACAAAACTTAACTAGTTATGAAACTCGAAATTAAAAAACATATTGATGGAGTAGTTACAGGAACTCTTTTAGCTTACTATATAGCACTAGAAGAGTCTATCAACAAATCTCCGAGACTTGAAGAGGATAAAGACAAAGTAAAACACTGGTTACTTGATATTAAACAAAAAACTGAAAAAGCACTTTTGAAATGAAGATTAAGTATGTGAATTACAATCCTGGATATATTTTCCAGAAACACGGTAATTGGATAGACCTAGCTGTTAGTAGGTATTATGTTCTATCACGAGGAGAAGCTGAATTTCTAGATTTGGGAATAGCTATGAAGCTACCTAAATGGTACAAAGCAGAGATTAAACCAAGAAGTTCTACTTTTAAGAAGTTTGGTATTATCCAAGTGAACTCTGTCGGAGAAATTGATACTAACTATTCTGGACCAAACGATGTATGGAAAATGCCTGTCTATTGTTTAAGACCTATGAGTAGGATAAATCAGGATATGTATGCTACACATATTCCTGAAAACTCCAGAGTAGCTCAGTTTACAGTAAGACTGAGAGAAGATGCTCCCTGGTATATGAAGATTAAAGATCTGTTTACTACCTACAAATTTGTAGAAGTAAAAACCCTCAAAGACAAAAATCGAGGTGGATTTGGTTCCACTGGATAATTATTAACCTTTAAACAAACATTATTTATGGCAATTAAACTTCCTACTGAGAGGATGCCTGCAGATTCAAAGAGTCCGAAGAGGCTTTTTATCTACTCAGCTCCCAAGTCTGGTAAAACTACAGCAGTTGCATCTCTAGATGACTGCCTGCTGATTGACCTTGAGAAAGGTGGTGGATTTGTGGATGCTATGAAGGTAGAAGTCAATTCTTTAGATGAATTGAGAGAAGTGATTAAAGCAATTCACGAAGCAGGCAAACCTTATAAGTACGGTGCAATTGACACTACAACTAAGCTAGAAGAACTAGTTATTCCTCTGGCTAATA